CCTCCAAAAATATGAATATTGCTATTTCCCGGCCGTCGCTTCGTAAAGTAAGAGCGCTATTAACATCTCCCCGAAACTCGGGAAGTAAACATTAGCGTGTAATACTTCAGCGAGTTTCGGACGACAGAATCTTAGGTAGTTCTGCCGTGTCCCATGGCTCCCCTGGGACGTTCTGTGCGATACCGTAAATAACCCGATCGCACACGGGTCCTATTATCAACAGTGCTCTAGTTCAGAGCTCTACGTTCATTCCCTTGAATGGAAAGGGAAATACTTCAGATGTACTTGGTGTCTCGAAAAGTTTTCCATCACAACTGAATTGTATGTGTATCCATTCACTGATATAAATGTATGATTAACTGGCCTTGTTCATTTAAAAACTAACCTCAAAGGACTTTTTAAGGTAGTTTGCCTAATTTTTATGACAACTAGAGAGGGACTTTTCTCTAGATGTTTAAATTCAATCTGAAAGGACACCTCTATTAAATTTTGACTATGATGCTCCATCCAACGCATACTCGATCTCGTAGTACACGGGCGGCATGCCGTTGAAGAAAAAGAAATTGAAATCTTCACCTGCAGACACATAAAGCTTCAAAAAACTCGAATCGAAGAAAGAGCTGTTCGGCATCATAAACGAACAGTCCCATCCCGGGCCATTGGTGGTGGTTTCATAATTATCGTCTAAGAAGGTATATTTAAAACGATCATTTTGCAAGTAGGGGACCTCTACGGTCTGTATAGGATTCACAGCGGTATTTCCTATATGCATACCATAACAATCTAGTCCCCTATCGACTTCATTGAAAGCCTGGGCTACGTTCGGTGGAGATACACTCTCAATCATGGCGATTTGTTGTGACAATGTAAAGTCATTCCTTCTTGCAAGATGAAATGAAATACTATTCCATGTATCTGATACCCCTTCGACTTGGCCTGTCAAATGTACAGTACTTGTATCAACAGTCCACCTTGTGGATCCACGCCAACCTAGAAAAGCGCGACCCAAATAGTTCATCAAGGTTGTCAACGATGCATTGTAAACGCGTCCATCTAAAAAAGTGGTGAGCATGGAACCACTACGAGGATTCTGTCCAGTTATAAACCCACCATACGTGGGAAAAGATCCACGAGAGATCTTATACAATGCAGTGGATGTTGGCTCGGTCACTAATCTCAGTTCTGATTTATAGGCTCTCTTCAATAAAGTACGAAAAGAAGCTATAGTTTCACCCATGAATACCATAGTTGTGCTTGGTTTGTCTAGCATCGCATCCCCCATAGTATCAATGGGTGGGGGATCTTCCACCGGTGCACCTTGGTCATCATTATCGTTCTCTGGGACAGTTCCTGATTCCGGGATACTAACTGGTGGCCGAAATTTCAAATACGACATTTTATCATCTGGCGCCGCAACCTCAAAATCATCGAGTGCTGATATGAATACATTCACTTGAACCTGAGAATTGGTTGCAGAGGGAACTGAAAGTTTATTAAGAACATATACGGAAATAACACCATTCCCATGCAAGGGATTCGTAGTAATTGGTAAGATTCCATACTCTCCAGTGTTTTCCCAGCCAATGGATTGTCGATAGGGCACATCTTGGCCCCAACCCACGTCAACTGTGAAATCTTTTGATTCAGCTATATCGTGAATAGTGGAATAATGAGTGTTATACTCACTAGTTCCGCCACCGATCTTAGGATCGTAAACTATACGTAAACGTCCCTTGTGGTATTCACTAGCTACTACTTGAAATCTGAATCTCATGGTACCTCTCCAATATTGAAATGGTAACGCTGCTGTGGCACAAGCAGGAAAGTGCCATTCATTGCCATTCCTAGCTTTAAGACCTGGATCCACACGAGCATTCCATAAATGCAAGCCCGATTGATCTTGCAGTGTCCATACGAAAGTAGCCAAGTAAGATTCCCTTCCAGCTATTGAAGCTATAGGAAGTTCATCATCTTCTCTAATCCCAGTGGTACGTGGATCTATCGTCAATTCCTGTTTGCTATCGACTGTGACTTTGTTTGCTGATTGTTTAGTATCCGTAACTGCAATAGAATGCTTAGCACGCGGTTCAAAGATTGAGTAGTTAAGATTATTTGGTGCTGACAATCCGAACATCTTCGCAGCCTGTGCGACCGCATCCGCGCCAATCTGCGTTGCTTTAGCATAAGGACCGATAACCGGGACATCAGACAAGGCACCTGCTGCTCGAGCCACATTCGTAGCGGGTCGAGATATGACATTCTGTTCATGCTCATCCTTTTCTTTCCCAGCCTCGGGGATGGAAATGCGGGTCGTGGGTATCGGCACTGACCTTGTGGGGATAGCGAATTTAACATTCTCTGCCCAGGCCATGATGGAAATATTAATTGGCTCTGTACCCGCATTTGCATGTCGCAGATTATTAAATGATGCAAGCACAATCTCTCCCATATCTCTCCAGTCATTCTGACTAACGACCCAATTGTTCTTGGGCCAGAAGAATGGTAACTCAAGAGAGCCACCCTGTGATGTCGTTGGGTTGAGATAAACATGCATACGTTGTGATCCCCTGATACGATCCTCAGGAACCCATGTTCTCTTTGGTGATGTGTTATCAATCGGAGAAAGCGGCTCATATGCGGCAATTGCTCTCCCATAATAAAAGGCATTACCATTGATAAGGATCTTGATGTGCAAAGTGGATCGTAGCAGGTGGTAATTCTTGATCTTCTCAATATTTCGCTCATTTTCCCAAAACAGTGTCCATGGATTAAAGCGTTGAAAAAATGGTGAGTCCACCTCCCATTGATATTCTGCTATCTTGATAGGACGTGAAAACCATGAACCTAAGGTGGCATCCTGCATCATCCCATCATCTCGTGTCATATCGAAATGCGCTCCGCGGCTATCGATATATCCTGGTACGTTATCACGAAACAACATCGTCTCGCTATTGATAAAGGCGTCTGCGCCCATACCAGATTGAAAAATTTTATGATTTGTTGTGTTTTTGTTATTATTATTGTTAGAAGTTGGCCTGCTATGCGTGGTGAGACGGCCGACCAAAGCCATCCCCCGAAAGGGTCTTAAGATTGCGCAAAGCCTCTTCCGTACTATCACATGTAAAGTCTATAAACAGCGGTGATCGACCTGTAGTACAAAACGGTCATCCATATACACAACCTGTTTGCTTCTCCGTAGAAGGCAGTTTCTCTGCCCCCGGCTTTTTATGAC